GCTACTTCACGGAAGTGAAAGCGGATTTTGGCCGAACGCTGAAGAGCATGCAAAGGGTGTGTTACAGGCAGTTAGCAACGAGGATGGAACAGAAATCATTCTTGAATCGACTGCAAACGGTATCGGCAATTACTTTCATAACGTGTGGAAAGCCGCTACTTCCGGCTCAAGTGATTTTCAGGCAATATTCGTGCCATGGTACTGGCAACAAGAATACACGTCAAAAGTTGAAGGATTTAGAACGACAGAAGAAGAACAATCATTGTTTGAGTTTTATCGTGATGACGGGCTTACTTTAGATCATTTGTGCTGGCGAAGGATAAAAATAAATGGACTATCTAAAGACTATGATGCAGGGCTTGAGATGTTCAAGCAGGAATATCCTTTCTCAGCTCGTGAAGCTTTTCTCAATCCCGTGGCTAACGTGTTTATTAATAGTCGTCATGTCAGCGCTGCTCGCAAAGCTGATGTGCGATCTGATGCATCTTTGATAATCGGCGTTGATGTTGCTATCAGCGATAGAGACAAAACATCAATTATCAGACGGAAAGGACGCGTAGCGTACAATCTGCAAAAGTTAGTTAATCATAACACGATGGAAATTTGTGGTTATCTGGCACGAATCATACGAGCTGAAAATCCTCACAAAGTTTACATTGACTGCATTGGCGTTGGTGCAGGCGTTGTTGATAGAATGCAAGAAATGGGTTTTACATGCGTCGAAGGGGTCAACGTAGCGCGCACTGCAAATGACAAAGAAAAGTTCCGAAATGTCAGGGCGGAATTACATAGCGAGATGAGAGATTGGTTCTCGCAAGAAATGCCGGTACAAATCCCTGATGACGATGAATTGCATGGGGAACTTTGCAGTTTCGGTTACAAATATGATTGAGTCAAAAGATGATCTTAAGGCACGCGGTATGCCTAGCCCAGATGGGTCCGATTCTTTAATGCTAACGTTTTTTGGTGGATTCTATGGCGATTCGCGTGAGACTATGGCATCTCCGAGACTCAATCAGCGTGAGCGAGGGATGTTCATATAATGTACAATAAACGCATAGTTGAGTGTGCCCATTGTCGTCGAGACTATCTAGCTGTATTTCCAAGTCGCGCAAAATTCTGCTCTCGTCAATGCGCATATAAATCATCTCGCGAAAGCCCAAAATTTGAAAGGCGTCTTTGTGCGTGTTGCGGTAATGAATTTGTAGTCAATCAGCCAAACAAACAATGCTGTTCGAGAAGTTGCGGCGCAAAAAGAAGATGTAAAGTTATGAAACTATCAAATAATTCTGACTCAGAGTAAACTATGATTCATTATTACTCAACTCTTTCTCAGGACGACAACAGATGGCGACAAAAAACCCAAAAGTTGCACAAAAAATACGCACAAGAGCTTCTAAGTGGGATAAATACTGGCGCATAAATCGTGAGCAATATAATGAGCATCTCGATTTTGTGATGGGTAATCAGTGGAAAGAAGATGAAAGCAAACTCTTTGAGCGGTATAACAAAATCCCGATCACGGTTAATAAGCTGGGCGCGCTAGCAAATCACATGCTCGGAGAGCAGCGAGGGAATACACCGCAGCTTCAAATTCAACCGGATGATTCAGTCCCTGAGAAAACAGCGCAAGTTCGTTCAGCGCTCATCAAAAACATATCGCTCAACTCAGATACTGAGGTTATTTACCAGCATGCTTATTTTTGCGCGCTAATAGGCGGATACGGCGCATTCGGCGTTCGGACAAAGTACAAAGATGATTATAACTTTGATCAAGATATTGAAGTCTATAAAATCAATGATCCGACACGCGCCTATTGGGATGTGAGCGCTGAAGATGTGAGTAAAATTGATGGTATGTCCTCGGGAATTCGGACTCGCATGAGTCGTAAAAAGTTTCGTGGAATGTACGGTAAAAAGACAGAGAAAAGCATAGGCGCTGACTCACTTAATGAAGATGTATCGCTAAACTTTGCAGATGATGACAGCATCACTATATATGATGACTACGAGCGTAAGTATGACACTGTTACTATCTATGAGCTGAGCAACGAAAAGATTGTTGATCAAGACGAGATGAATGATCTTGAACGTATGACGATAGATGATATAGAAATGCTATTATACGAAGGGGCTCCGGTGACCATTCTTCGTCAGCGTGATACTCCGCGTTATAAAGTTAAGTTTAGAAAAATAGCGGGTGATTTTATTTTAGAAGAGTCTGACTTTACAAGCCAAAGCTTACCGATCATATTTGTCGATCAAAATTCGTACTGGGATAAGAATGGCCAGCAGATTTGCCGACCGTTTTTCAAAGATGTTAAGGATACTCAGCGCTATCTTAACTATATAGCTACTCAATCAGCGTACATGCTTAAAGTTAGTAGATTTGATCAATTTATGGTCAGTCGCGCGAATGTTAAGTCTCCAGATACTCTTGAAGCGTGGCGCGATCCCGCGACATTTCTTGGCGCGCTTATGTATGACGAGAGTCCGAACGGAAATAAGCCAGAGCGTTTATCGCCACCGGAATTATCTCAATCATTGCTCACTCAATATGATAGAGCGTTAATGGATATACAATCGGGGACTGGCCTATATAACACGCAACTTGGCGAAATGGGCAACGAGGTGTCCGGCAGGGCTATTGACGCTCGCACTCAGCGTGGATCATTAAGCACATTTGTTTCACGCGACTCACTGAATAGAGCGGTTGCGTCTCTTGGAAAAGTCGTCAACGAAATGATCTCACGAGTGTACGACACTAAACGCTTGATGATGCTCAAAATGGATGATGGCAATACACAGCCCGTCACACTCAACGAGCAAGCAGACGAATACGGCACACAGATCAATAATGACATGACGACGGGTCGATACAATATCAGACTCATTCCTGGTCTTAGCTATCAAGGTCAGAAAGAGCAACTCTTGGAAGCTATGCAAGTTCTATTCCAAGCTAATCCGCAATATATCAGCATTCTCGGCGACTTGTATGTTGAAAATTTACCGGCAGACAATGTCATTGAGTTGCGAAATCGTATACGCACAACTATCCCACCGGAAATTATTGAAGCTGGAAAGACTGGCAAGTCTATGCCGCAGAAACCACAAGGTCCATCGCCTGATCAAATAATGGCTCAAATTAAGCAGCAGGAATTACAACTTAAGATGCAACAATCCCAGCAAGATGCTCAATTCCGAATGATTGATCTAAATCAAAAGCAGCAAGAGATTCAACGAAAAGCTATTGAAACGCATCAAGATATTACGGGTGAGATAGCTAGAATTGAAAATGAAAAACAGGAAACTCAGGCGAGATTGCAAGAGCAAGTATTGAGATATCAAGCTGAAGTACACAAAACTAATGCTGAGATGCAGATACAGCACGGCCAGAATGTAGTTCAACTTTTAACCAGCAACAAAGATAAACCAACAAAAACAGAGTAGGAGTTAAGGCATGTCAATTAAGAGCGTTGATGATTTATTGATCACTGGCACACAGACACAAAGAGAAGATGCTCCAGAAGTTACTGAAAAAGAAGAGGTAGAGGATGCTCCAGAAGTTATTGAAAAAGCTGAGGCTAGTGATAACGAAGATGATGGTGGGACGTCGACGGAATCGAGCTTGGAAGGGGATTCGGCCGAAACATCATCCGAAGTAGATGACTATGGCAACGAAGTGCCAAAGGCGAGAACATATACAGAAGACGAAGTGCAGAGGATGATACGCGATAGGCTTTCACGTGGTAGCGTTGCGCAGGCCGAGGTTAAGAAAGCGGCTGAGAATTTTGAAGCTGACCCAAACAACCCCGAGTCTTGGGAGGCGCAGTTAGAAGCGTTCGTCGAGAAGACATTGGATAAACGCGCAGGTAAACTTGAGCGCGAAACAATGGAGAAGCAGGAGCGCGCTCGACAGGTTGAATTCGAGACCAAGTTCAATAGTGGGATGGAAAAGTATAAAGATTTTCGAGAGGTAGTTGCTAGCAAGCCAATCACTAATGCAATGATGATGGCTGCACGGAATATGAAAGACCCGGCGGCGTTTATATACGCTGCGGCTAAGACCCAGGCAAAGGAGTTAGATCGTATCGCTCAGCTGCCCGATGCTTACGCACAGGCGCTTGAAATCGGTAAGCTTGATGAGCGGATGCGTAAGACTCGCAGCGCTAACAGTTCAGCACCGCCGCCCGTAAAACATGCAACTGGGGATATGACAACGCAAAAAACTACCACCAAATCTAATATTGATGCTAGGATTCATGCATATGGTAAACGAAGATACAGTCGTTAATTAATGAAAGGAGGTTAGAAAATGCCGATACCCGGAGACAATGGAAACCCGCAAAAAGAGCGAGATGTACAAAATATGCGCATCAAGCAGGTAGCTGAAAGAGGTGCAGACGTACAAAAAGAAGTGACGCTCAATAAGCCGGCGCCAAAAGACAAATGCATTTTTGGAGAGATATAAAATGGAAAAATGTAATAATTCGTATGAAGACATGGTCGATGATAAGTGCGCTTATGAGCAATCAGAAGTGCCAACTTACAATCCACCAAAAATCAATGAATACGAGTCCAAGATTCCGTCGTCTGGATTCGATCAGTCTGGATTCAAGAAATGAACGAAAAGAATCAGTCGGACGTAGGCTATCAAACCAGCGGCACTGAAGAACGCAGTAAGCCGACCGGATCAAATCAATTTAAAGGCAAGAAAATGCCACAGGGGAATACGATGAAAAAAGACATGAAGGGAAAGAAGGAAGAAAAGAAGGAAAAAGGCAAGAAAGAAATGCCAAAAAAAAAGGGAATGAGCATGGTTTCTGATGAGCGAATTGAAAAGCATGCTAAGCGCATGAAGAAAGGTGGTTAGAATGCCATTAAAAAAGGGTTCAAGCCAAAAAGTCGTGAGTTCCAATATCAAGACTGAAAAAAAATCCGGAAAAAGTCAGGCTCAGAGCGTGGCAATAGCTCTTAACGTGGCTGGTAAGTCTAATAAAAAGAAAGGTAAGTAGAGTTGTACTTTTTCCTAAACCGCGTCAACGCGCATGGGCGAATGGGCGCGGGTTTTTTTGTTTAGGGTTTCGTCAGTTTCGTCAGTTGTGTTTTCAATGGATTATTACCATCCGTCTTCATTGGTTA